GGTGGAACTAATGGGTTTGATATATATGCTTTTAACACCAGTGGTTACATAGAAAACTATGAAGCTGGTGCTATTGTCTTTAGACAAAATGGTGGAGAGTCTGCTAGGTTTGATTCTTCAGGTGCAGCTACTTTTAACAGCACAATCAATGGCGTAGGTATATCTTCTAATATATCTAACTTTTCTGAAAGCATACTTATTAGTAACGATGCAGGTACAGGTACTTTATCTAGTGCTGATAAAAATACAGGTTTAGGTTTTGAAGTATTTGATGATTTAACAAGCGGTGATAACAATACAGCTTTAGGACATCAAGCATTAACTAAATTAACAACAGGTTCTAGTAATACCGCAATAGGTATCGGTGCTTTAGATGCCAACACTACAGCAAATAATAATGTTGCTGTAGGTGCTAGTTCTTTAACAGCAAATACTACTGGTACAGCAAATGTCGCAGTTGGTGTTAATAGTTTAAACGCGAATACAACCGCAGATAATAATACAGCTTTAGGTTTCCTTGCTTTAACAGCAAACACTACAGGTGCTGGAAATACTGCTATTGGTAAAGATGCTTTAAATGCAAATACTACTGCTAGTAACAATACTGCTATTGGCTTAGATGCTTTAACAGCAAACACCACAGGTGCAGGTAATACTGTTCTGGGTGCGGTTGCAGGTATATCTGTAACAACAGGCTCTAATAATTCGTTATTTGGCTATGGAGCAGGTGACGCACTTACTACAGGTGCTTCAAATGTTTCTATAGGAGCATTTTCTCTAAGTGCTGCAACTACAGCTAGTAGTAATACAGCTATAGGAACTTCAACCTTAACAAATAACACTTCAGGTATTAATAATGTTGCAATTGGTCAATCAGCTTTAACATTAAACACAACAGCTTCTCAAAACGTAGCAGTAGGTGCATTATCATTAGATGCAAACACTACTGGTGCTAATAACGTGGCAGTTGGTTATGGTTCTTTAACCACCAATTCAACAGCAGATAACAACACCGCAGTTGGTAACTTTGCTTTAGCATTAAACACTACAGGTGGTAATAATACAGCTATAGGTTCAGCAGCTTTAGATGCTTGTAGCACAGGCTCTAATAATACAGCATTAGGTAATACAGCATTAGGAAGTTTAACAACAGCAAGTAGTATTACTGCGGTAGGTAATGGAGCAGGTTCATCATTAACTACTGGTGCTACTTCTGTGTTTGTAGGTGATGGAGCAGGAAATAGTGTAACAACTGGTACTCATAATACAATTATAGGTGCTAATGCAGGTCAAGATTTAGTAGACGGAACTTCTAATACTTTTGTAGGAGAAGAAGCAGGACAAAATGTTACTGGCGATGCTAATACATTTTTAGGTGCTTTTGCAGGTGAAAATGCTAATTCTGTAAATAATTGTATTGGTATAGGCAGAGCTGCAATGTTAGGTGTAGATGGAAGTACAACAGCCAATAATAATATAGCTATTGGTTATAACGCTATGTTGGCTGTTACTACAGGTAGTGAAAATACTGGTGTAGGTAACTTAACTTTAGACGCATTAACTACAGGTGCTAATAATATAGCTATGGGTTATAACGCTTTGTCAGAAAATACTTCAGGTACAAGAAATAATGCTTTAGGTGCGTATGCTGGAGATTCAATTACAACAGGTAGTTATAACGTAGCTATTGGTTACAGTTCATTAGGTATCAACACTACTGGAAATTCAAATACAGCCGTAGGTGATAACACCCTAGGTAATAATACAGCAAGTAACAATACTGCTATTGGTGAAAACTCAATGGCTGCTAATACATCAGGTGCAAACAATGTTGCTCTTGGATGGGCATCTTTAGATGCTAATACAACCGCAGATAACAACACAGCAGTAGGAGCAGCAGCATTATCTGCAAACACTACAGGTGCTAATAACACTTCTGTTGGTAATCAGTCATTAGCAGCAAACACAACTGGTGGTGCAAATGTTGGTATAGGTAATCAAGCTTTAGCATTAAATACCACTGGTGGTAGTAATACAGGTTTAGGAAGATATGCTTTACTTAACAATACTACAGCTAGTTATAATACAGGAGTTGGTCGTTCAGCTTTACAAGAAACTACAACAGGTGCTAACAACACAGGACTAGGTTATAGAGCTTTATATCTAAACACTACAGGTACTGGTAACCTTGCTTTGGGATATCATGCTCTTGATGCAAATACAACGGGTAGTAATAATACTGCGGTTGGTACAGGTGCATTAACATCTAATACCACAGCAAGTAATAACCATGCTTTCGGTAATGGTGCATTAGAAAGTAACACAACTGGTATTTATAACTCTGCTTTTGGTCAGTCATCTTTAAATAACAATACTGTAGGAACAGAAAATACTGCTATGGGTTTTGCTTGTATGGCAGCAAACACAACTGGAGCTGCAAATACTGCTGTTGGTTATAACGCTTTAGCTGCAAACACTACAGGTCAAAGAAATACTGCTATTGGTGACCAAGCATTAGATGCTAATACAGATGCAAATGATAATACAGCAGTCGGTTATCTATCACTATCAGCAAACACTTCAGGTGACGGAAATACTGCTGTTGGGGTAAGAGCACTGGAAGTAAATACTACTGGTGGAAATCAAACTGCCATAGGTATGGATGCTTTAGAAACTTGTACTACTGGTAGTGGTAATACTACTGTTGGTAGACAATCATTACAATATTCTACAACTGCTGCTAATAATATTGCTATGGGTTATGCTGCTGCTAGAAATGTTACAACAGGAAGTCAAAATGTTGTTTTAGGTAGAAGTTCTGGTGCAAGTTTAACAACTGGCGATTCATGTATACTTATTGGTTATGAAGCAAATGTAAGTGGTGCTTCTAATTCAGAATTAGTTATAGGTAATTCAGTTGTAGGTAAAGGTAATAATACAGGTCTTATCTATCCTCCTGGTGGTGGCGGCATTTATAATGCAGCTAACACTACTACTTGGGCACAAACTTCTGATGAAAGAATTAAAAAGAACATAAAAAATAATACAACTGGTCTTGATGTTATAAATCAAATTAAAGTTAGAAATTTTGAATATAGAACTGAAGATGAAATAACAGAAGTACCTAGTGAAGCAGCTATTGATAAAGAAGGCGTACAACTAGGAGTTATAGCTCAAGAAATTGAAACAATTTTACCTGACGTAGTTACTGAAGAGTCAACAGGTGTTAAATCTGTAAACCCAGATAATATAACTTGGTATTTGGTAAACGCAGTAAAAGAACTGTCTACTCAAGTAGATGAATTAAAAGCCGAAATACAAACTTTAAAAGGAGAATAATTATGGCACAAACAGTAACAGAAGTCCTCACAGCAGGAACTGATAGCGTAAACTTAATTGACGGTGTAAAAGCTGGAACTTGGAGCGTTGAAGGAATGACACAAGCTGAAATAAATGAGATGGTTCAAAGAAACGTAGACCATTTAGAAACTATTTTAGAATATGCACCTGTCGATTCAGCTGACGAAACTCCAGATGTAAAAGGTGCAGCAGATAGTAAAAAAACTACTCACGTTGCAGCTATTGCTACTGGTAAAGCATACATATCAGCAAATAGTTAAGTTTAATAAACCATCACCTAAGGAGGTGCACTAATGCAAAAAGAAGAAAACAAAGCCGTCATTGGCGATAACGAAATTCTAGAAACAGAAATGACTGAGGAGCAAAAATATTTGGCTAATCAAATAACTGATTTAAGAAATAAAAAAGCTAAAATCCAATTCGATTTAGACCAAATACAAGCAGCCCTAACTGTTTTTGAAAACACTTTTATAGCTTCAACAAAAGAGGAAGCAGATAAAGTTCTAGATAAAAAAGAGGAGAAATAATGACTAAGTATATGTATTTATTGTTACCTATTTTTATAACATCTTGTGCAAGTGTAGGAGCTGTTATAGATGGAGGTAAAGACCTTACGATGAGTGTTGTAGATTCAACTGTAAAAACAGCAGGGAAAATGACTAACGCTGTTTTAGATGATGTTAGTTCAGTTGTTGATACTGTAGGTGATTCTGTAGGTGAAGTAGTTGATACTGTAGTAGAAGAAATCGACGAACAAACTAATGAACTTCAGAATCCTGAAGAAGAAAAACAGGAGAAATAAATGGCAGATTTAATTATGTGGATAACATCCATTGTTACTATTGCTTCTATTGTAGCTGCTTCAACACCTACTCCGAAAGATGATGTTTGGATAGGTAAGTTGTATAAGTTTATAGACTTATTAGCCTTGAACATAGGAAAAGCAAAGGAAAAATAATGCCTACTGTCAAGGACGCATTAGCAGAGCTTAACGCACATGAAAGAGAGTGTGCTATTCGTTACGAGTATATAGAAAAACGTCTAGACGAAGGCTCTGCAAAATTTAAAAGATTAGAAATGCTCCTTTGGGGAATATACCCGTTTATAGTAGGTTCAATCATTCTTACTAAGTTTCTATAGGAGGATTACGTGCCTCTTCAAAAGCTTTTATTTAAACCAGGAATAAATAAAGAAGCAACTGATTACGCTAGTGAGGGTGGTTGGGTAAATTCTAATTTAGTTCGTTTTCGTAAAGGTTTACCAGAAAAAATAGGTGGCTGGGTTAAGGCTAGCACTAACACTTTTAAAGCTACAGGACGAGCACTTCATGCTTGGGTAGACCTGCAAGGAACTAAATATTTAGGGTTAGGAACTACTTGGAAATATTATGTCGTAGACGGTTCATCTTTTAATGATGTAACGCCAATACGTTCTACCACAGCTGCAGGAGACGTGACGTTTGCTGCAACTAATGGTTCTTCAACTATTACCGTAACAGACACTGCACATGGAGCTGTTGCAAATGATTTTGTTACTTTTAGTGCAGCAGCTTCTTTAGGCGGCAATATAACAGCCGCAGTTTTAAATCAAGAATATCAAATTGTTACTGTAACAACAAATACATATACCATTGTAGCTAAAGATACTAGCGGAACAGAAGTTAGTGCAAACAGCTCAGATACTGGAAATGGCGGCAGTAACACAGTAGGTACTTATCAAATAAACGTGGGACTTGATGTTTACGTTCCTTCTACAGGTTGGGGTTCTGATTACTGGGGAGCAGGAACTTGGGGTAGTGTTTCACCACTAGACGCCGCTAATCAGTTAAGGGTTTGGTCTCATGATAATTTTGGCGAAGACTTAGTTATAAACGCACGTGGAGCAGGTATTTTTTATTGGGATGAAACTAATGGAGTGGAAACAAGAGCTGTTGCTTTATCTGATTTATCAGGAGCTAACTTAACCCCCACATTAGCCTTACAAGTTATGGTTTCGGATGTAGACAGACACGTCATTTGTTTCGGAGCAGACCCTATAAACGATTCAGGCACAGCTAGAACAGGAGCAATAGACCCTATGTTCATAGCTTGGAGCGACCAAGAAAACGTAGAACAATGGGAACCGTTGTCTACTAATACAGCAGGTTCGTTTAGACTTTCAGCAGGTTCTGCAATCGTTGGAGCTGTTAGAGCAAGACAAGAAACACTAATATGGACAGATACGTCGTTATATTCTATGACTTTTGTTGGTCAGCCTTTTACTTTTTCAATTAATTTAGTTAATGAAGGAGTTGGGTTAGTTGGACCTAACGCTATGATAAACACACCTAAGGGAGTGTTTTGGATGGATAAAAAAGGTTTTTACGCGTATTCGGGAAGTATACAACAACTCCCATGTACTGTAGATAACTATGTATTTTCTGATTTAAACCAAACACAAAGTTATCAGATATTTGGTTTTGTAAATAAAGCTTTTGATGAAGTAGGTTGGTTTTATTGTTCTGCTGATAGTAATGTTATCGATAGGTATGTTACTTATAATTACGAAGAAAACATATGGATGATAGGAAACCTTTCTAGAACTTGTTGGTTAGACGAAGGCATTTTTAGTGACCCTAAAGCAACGTATACAACTAACTACACAGGTTATTTGTTTAATCACGAAACAGGTAATGATGACGACGGTTCAGCAATGACTAATGTTTTTATAGAATCTGCTGATTTTGATTTAGGTGAAGGAGACCAATATCAAGCTATTAGTAGAATAATTCCTGATGTTAAATTTACAGGTTCAGGCAGTACAGGAGCTGACGGTCAAACAGTAGACATAGTTTTAAAAAGAAGAAACTTTCCTGGAGAAGAACTTACTACCGCAGTTACAAGTGCCTGTACTTCTGTAACGACTAAAATAGATACAAGAGCTAGAGGAAGACAAGCTGTGCTAAGAGTTCAATCTAATGACACTAACACCAACGATACAGGAATGGGTTTTAGACTAGGGGCAACACGTATAGATATTAAACCTGATGGAATGCGATAATGTCTAAATTATTAGAAACAAAACTTCCTGTAGCTATAGGACCCATTACTTCAGAAATTTTCAATAGATTGGTTAGGGTTTTAGAGTTAAGTTTAAATAAGGTTGATGTTAATTCAACTATAAATGTTAATGAATCACAAAGGAATATAAACCAATTTAATAGTGGCGACCTTATTTGGAATTTAAGTACACAACAACTACAGTTATGGACGGGAGAACAATGGTCAGATATTTATTCGGGAACAGAAAAAGGAGTTCAGGGAGTAGCGTCTCTTGGGCAAGTAAGTGTGTCAACTGGTGGAGACACAACAGTAAAAATATTGTAAGAGGTAACACTATGGATTTAAAAAAGCTACAAGAAGAATTAACTTTTGACGAAGGATGTATAGATAAAATATATCTAGACCATTTAGGATATCCTACGTTTGGAATAGGACATTTGATATTAGAAACAGACCCTGAACACGGACAAGACGTAGATACACCTGTTTCTAAAGAAAGAATAGATGAATGTTTTGAAAACGATATACAAAACGTTATAAACGATTTAGATAGAAACTTAGTTTGGTGGAAAGATTTACCAGAAGATTTACAAAGAGTTATGGCTAATATGTGTTTTAATTTAGGTATTACAAGGTTACTAAAATTTAAAAAGTTTTTAGGTGCGATGGAAGACCGTAACTGGGATAAAGCCGCAGTTGAAATGTTAGATAGTCGTTGGGCTATACAAGTAGGTCCACGAGCTATAAGATTAAAAGATAGAGTTTTAAAGCAAGGAGAAAACTTATGATGAAAAGAGCAAAAGGCTATAAAAGAGGTGGAGCAATCAAAAGCTCAAAATACAAAAAGAAAGGTGGTTCTAAGAAAAGAACAATGAAAAGAAAATCTTCTAAAAAGAAGTAAGTGCCTCATCTTATAAGCAATATCCCACATTTTAAATGCTGGGTACGTAGAGAATTTACCGCAAATCATTCTAGATATCACGGCGAGTTTCTTCACGCTATTGCTTTCGCAGTAAACACAATACCAGATAGGTCGTTAAGTTTTCAAGTTGTTTTTACAGGTTGTGAAACTGAATACGACGATTGGGACGAAGGTAATATACACGGCGGTGCCATGTGGGCACGTATGCCGATTCAAGGTCTAATAGCTGACATACCTGTAGAGGAATGGGCGGTTCCTATGGAAGACCATTTAGCACAGCCTTGGGATTGTGAATCTAGGGAACACTCAGTAATTGTTATGGATAGGGTTAGTTCTAGTCCATGGCTTTGCAAAATTGACGGAAAGTTTTATACTGGTAAGTATATGTTTACAGTAGATTATACAAATAATGCTATTGCAGACTGTCCTGCACAACACAAACAGTCTCATGTATTATATATAACAGAAGATTGTGAATGGAAAGGTAACTTAGTTGCTTTACCAAATAACAGAGTAAGGGCTACAAGTCCTGCTTTATGGGTAACTGGTGAAGGTGCTCCAGATTTTGTTCCATCACAACACGTGCATTCTGCAGAAGGGCATGAAAGTTATTTAGACCCTTCTATAACTTTTAATAATTTATACGAGGATTAATTATGGCAGCAAAGAAAAAATCAAGTAGCAAGTACCACACTACTAAAGACGGTAGACGTGCTAAGAAAGGTTTATGGTATAACATAAACAAAAGGAAAAAAGCTGGAACAAGTAGACCAGGAAAAGGAACGGTCAGTGATAAAGCTATAAAGCGTTCTAGAAAAACAACTAAGAAAAAAGTTACTAGGAAAAAGAAATAATGCCTAGGAAAAAAGAAAAGTCAATAAAACGTACCACTAAAGGCAAAGGAGCTAATTACAGACCTACTAAAAAAGGTGCGGGCATGACTAAAAAAGGTATTGCTGCATATAAAAGAAAAAATCCTGGTTCTAAATTAAAAGGAGCTGTAACAGGTAAGGTTAAAAAAGGAAGCAAAGCCGCAAAAAGAAGAAAGTCTTACTGTGCTAGAAGTGCAGGACAAATGAAAAAGTTTCCTAAAGCAGCAAAAAACCCTAACTCAAGATTACGTCAAGCACGTAAAAGGTGGAAATGTTAAATGGCTAAAAAAGCACCTGATGCCTTTGTATATAATGCAACACTAGAACGTATTGTAGACGGTGATACTTTTGATTGTTGTTTAGATTTAGGTTTTGATGTTAAGTTACATAAACAACGTGTCAGACTTGCAGGCATAGATACACCTGAATCAAGAACACGAGATAAAGCAGAAAAAGTATTAGGTCTTGCAGCTAAAGAAAGACTAAAAGAACTTTGTGTAGGAAAAATAAAAGTAAAATCATTAGGTAAAGGCAAGTATGGTCGTATATTAGGAATACCTTATACTGAAAAAGGTAAAGATATTTGTGAAATGCTTATAAAAGAAGGTCATGCCGTAGAGTATCACGGCGGCACTAAAACTAAAGTCTGGGGTGATTATTAATGGATTCTGCTGTTACTTTAATACAAGAAGTTGGTTTTCCAATAGCAGCAGCAGGTGCATTAGGTTGGTTTATATATAAACTTATAATGCGTATTGTAGACGGTATGGAAAGTAAGTTAGACGTAGTTGACGAAAAAGTTGCTGGTCAAATAACTCAGTTAGAGGAAAGACTAGGCGGTAAACTTGATTCACAACACGGTATTTTAGTAGCCTTGATAGACAGAATTAGAAGTCTTGATAATGAAATCATAAGACAAGATACTATGATTAAAACTATACTAGGAGTTCCTCATTTAATAAACCAAGATAAAATAGCTAAAGCGGATAGAGAAGACCAAAGAAAAGATTAATGAAAAAAGTATATATAACAGAGTTTAGAGTAGGAGATACCATATACGACGGTCCTTTTATATGTGCAAACAGTTTTGAAGAAGCAGACTTAGAAGCAGAAGCTTATGGTGTAGTTATTGTAGCAGAAGCTAAAGTAATTGTGGGTATAGACGGCACTGAAGAAAAAGAAAGAATTTTGCATTAGGAGGAACTTTAATGGGAAAACGAAAAACATCCGAACAAGAAAAAGATAGAATACTTTGGACTATTATGGTTATTGGAATAATTTTAATTATTGGTATTTTTGTAGAAAATATTAAAGCAGACCAAATAGTTCATAAATTCAAATCTCCAAGTTTTAATGGCGTTGGTACATCCTCACATTACCTAACCATAGAAAACCAAGAGTTTTCTCGTAAACTAACAATAAAGGAAGAAATAAAAGCATTACAAGAAGAAATAGAAAGAGAAAAAGAAAATAGTACATTAGCTAGATTCATGAGGAATCTTGAATCGAGAGTTTACGCAGAACTTTCTAGACAGCTTGTAAATAACCTCTTTGGTGAAACACCGTCTGATTCAGGTACAATAACTCTTGAAGGCAACACTATCGAATATACAAGTGATGGTGTAACACTAACACTAAAGATTACTGAGGCGGATGGGACAATTACGGAGATTACAATTCC